GCTGAGCATTTGAAAAAAGAATCAGAAAAATTAATTGAAGAGGCAAAAAGGTTAAATGGAATTAACTGAACAAGTTGTTATGAATTGTTTATTTGCGGATGATGCTTATGTGCGTAAAGCATTACCGTTTATAGATCGTGAATACTTTCAGAGCGAATCGAATAAAACTGTATTTGATTTGATGAAAAATCATATTGAAAAGTATAATGAACTTCCGACTAAAGATTCGCTGATGATATCTTTAGAGGATGTTAATGTATCAGAAAACATTTATAAAGAATCTGTAGAGTTTATAGATTATCTTAATAATCAAAAAGAAGAACATAGAAATAGTCAGTGGCAACTTGATGCTACAGAAAAATGGTGTCAGGATCGTGCTGTATATAATGCAGTAATGAAATCTATTAGTATTATTAATGACGATGGCCCAGATAAAGGTAATATGCCTAAGATACTGAGTGAAGCTCTCGCAGTTTCATTTGATAGTAATATTGGGCATGATTTTATTGACGATTGGGAATCTAGATTTGAATTCTATCAAAAAGTAGAAGAAAAGATACCATTNCATTTGGANATGTTAAATCGTATTACTCAGGGTGGATTGCCAAAGAAAACTTTGAATGTTGCTCTCGCTGGTACTGGTGTTGGNAAATCACTGTTTATGTGTGACTGTGCGGCAAATCATCTCTTAATGGGATATGATGTTTTGTATATTACTGCTGAGATGTCAGAGGAAAAAATTGCAGAGCGAATTGATGCAAACTTATTGAATACTTCTATTCAAGATGTTTCTAGTATGGCTAGAAATACCTTTGATAAAAAGATTGACAAATTACAAAAGAAAACTACTGGAAAGATGATTATTAAAGAATATCCTACAGCAGTTGCCAATGCAAACCACTTCAGACATTTGTTAAATGAGTTGTCATTAAAGAAGAATTTTCGTCCAAAAGTAATCTATATTGATTACCTAAATATATGTTCATCGGCTCGTGTCAAACCTGGCGCTGGTGCAAACTCATATACATTGATAAAATCTATTGCAGAAGAACTACGAGGTCTTGCTGTTGAGAATGATGTTCCTATTGTGACTGCAACCCAAACGACCAGAGGTGGATATGGCAATAGTGATGTAGACTTGACAGATACATCAGAAAGTTTTGGTTTGCCCGCTACAGCGGACTTGATGTTTGCTTTGATTGCAACAGAAGAATTAGAAGAAATGGGGCAAATATTAATTAAACAATTGAAGAATAGGTATAATGATCCAAATGAATATAAAAGATTTGTTGTCGGTATTGACAGACCTAAAATGAGATTGTATGATGTAGAAGAAGATGCACAAGATGAACTAATACAAGAAAAAACAGATAATAACTTTAGAGAAACATTCTCTAGTACAAAATCCAGTAAAAAGATAGGAAAAGTGGAGATTAAACTATGACAGAAGAAACAAACACAGCAACTACAGAACAGGAAGTTGTAAATTTTGAAGTAGATCAAGATACCTTTGCGGTAAAGCCACCAGATGGAAATATGGCATATATTTCTGTTTGGGATAATGTTTTATCGGCTGAGAAATGCGAAGAGATTATCGCAGAGTTTGAAAAGGCTCAAGAACATCATAAGAAAACTGAACATCCAGAGTATAGAAGTTTTACAGAAATAAACTTCTTTGACCCTGCCCTGTTGTCAGCTAATCCAAAATTTGAAGAGTTGTCAATGGAATTATTGGGTAAAGTTTCCGAATATGTTGAAAGTTATCGTCAGCATAATAATATTGCTTTTTTCCCTACACAATGTCATAATGAAGAAGTGCGGATGAAGAAGTATTTTGCTGGAACTGAGGATGATTTCAAATATCACGCAGATGTCGGTGATTATGCTTCTGCTAGAAGATTCTTGGTATGTTTCTTTTACTTGAATACAGTAGAAGAAGGCGGAGAGACAGTATTTCCAGATTATAATACAAGCATTAAGCCAGTTCAAGGCAGACTTGCCGTATTCCCACCATTCTGGACACACCCACACCAGGCCCAACCAGCAGTTTCTAATGACAAATATATTGTAGGAACTTATTTGCACTATATGTAAAAATTATAAATAGTGGGNATTAACTGAATAAAAAGGTAATTCCATTGGCTAATCTATCAGGCGGCGTTTATATTACATTCGATAAACCTTATATAAATCAGGTTGCGGATATAATAAAAAACAAAAAAGAAATAAAAATCGCCAAGACAAAACAAAAAGTAGAACTGACTCCAGAGATTAAGAAATTTCTGGAGGCAGTTAAGGCAAAATCCCAAACTAGAGTAAATTCTGTATTGAAATCGGGTACTAAATTTAGCACAATATTTAACGGTTATCGGTGGACTGATATTGATAAGAGTCAATTCACTGGAATTGGCGGACAACCAGATGCGAAAACGACCCAGAAGCAAGAGCTTGCTTCTCTTTTTGCTATCCAAAAGAGTATAGAAAATAATGGATATANCGATCAGGGTAAGTTTATGAAACTATACCGTGATGATCTAAAAAAGATTTATCCAGATATGAATGAAGAATGGGAAAATACATTCTTTCAGCAACAATTAACAACATATAAAGAAGTTGGTAGAACCAAATATGGCCACTATTCTAGGGATGGTGGGTTTATGGATTATATATCAGATATATGTAAAACAAAATATGGCATATCCAAGAAAGATACTTGGAATCCTGCTGATATTTGGTTAGTTTCAGATCTAAACAAAGTAAAGAATATTTTGAAGGCAAAAGTTCTTGATGATGTAACATCTTTGGAAGAGTTTAATGCTATACTTAGAGATATGTATCATGAAAGAAAAATTGTTGGTATTTCTCTGAAGAAAATGTCAGGAAAAACTGCTAGATGGGAACTTGTTAATCTGGAAAATATGGATTTGTTTGATGACGCAGAATATAACTTTAAATTAGATTCTATTGATATAAATCTAGGTATTAAGCCCAACGGAGAGTTTAAAAACTCAGATACGAAAATAGTGGTTTCTGGGAAAAAAGGTAGTATTAAATTTCAAATCAGACAAAACAGTGCTGGATTTAATAACTTAAAAATAGAAGGAACTGATCTAGGGGCAACTTCAGCCCGATTGGGAAAAGTTCCATTGGTAATGGCCGAAAAAGTTTTCAATCAAGAAAAATTAAATTGGAATAATGATAATAGCAAGTTTCCACAAACTTATGCAGAATTTAATGAAAACTATAACCATTTTTTATATAAGTTTAAAAAAATTAAACAGTATACTGGAATTACAGAAAATAATTTTAAGAAAAATTTTATGTCTGCGTACAATAGCAGCAGACCAGATTTTGCCCATAGTAAATTGATGCAAATGCATCTTGTCTGTGAGATTGTTTCTCTAAGGGGAGAACAACTAGACGATCTACTTACTACGATGGCATATCTCGCACAGAAAAAAGGAAAAATCTTTGGCCCATTTGGAAAGTTATACTAATGAAAAGTTTTAGAACACATTTAATAGAATCAAAAGCAGGAAAAAATCTTCACTTAGAACATCTTGAAGATGAAATTATAAACAATGGAATTAATGGCGGAAGAGCTGCAGTTAATTTTTTACGTNCATTACGAGATATGCTCTCTGGNGAATCTGGATCAAAGATTAATATGACAGTAAAGTGGGATGGAGCTCCNGCTATTTTCGCCGGAACAGACCCTGCCGATGGCAAATTCTTTGTTGCAAAGAAGTCTGTCTTTAANGCAGTTCCATTGTTATATAAGAGNGCTAAAGAAATTCAAGATGCAGATTTGTCTCCAACTCTGAAATCTAAATTTGCAGTGGCCTTTAAGGAATTATCTGGACTAGGTATTAAAGATGTTATCCAAGGTGACTTGATGTTCACTGACGATAAGGCAGATAAAAAAATCGATGGTGAGTCGTATGTGACATTTCAACCAAATACATTGGTATACGCAGTTCAGAAAGATTCTGCAATCGGAAAACAAATATCCGCTGCCAAATTGGGAGTTGTGTGGCATACAACATATAAGGGTAAAGATTTGCAAGGAATGACTGCATCATTTGGTGCTAATATTTCTGGACTGAAAAAATCATCTTCCGTTTGGATGGACGATGCAACATTCAAGGATGTTTCTGGTTCTGCAAAATTTACTGCAACAGAACTGAAGACAGTAAATAGTTCATTATCANCTGTTGGTAGAAAGTTTAAAAAAATTAAGGCCAATGATTTTAAGGCCTTTGTTAGTATGCAAGACAAAACATTTGTAAAGGGATTATCTGGTGGAAGCTTTAAAACCTATCTGAATGCATATATCAGAGAAGGGCAAGATATTTCAACCAAGAATATCAAACAATTGGGATATTCGATGTATGTCAAAAAGTTTTTCGACGAAAAGNTTATCTCAAAACTCAAAACTGAGAAATCTAGAAAAATTAAAGAGGAACTGAGAGATGACCTAGTCAAGAAATTGATGAAGTTAGACTCTGNTGTTTATGCTATTGTAGATTTCATGGAAGAGTTGATTACTGCAAAAACTCTAATTGTAAATAAACTAAATAGTATAAAACAAATGACAGATATTTTTGTTAGAACTGATAAGGGTTATAAGGTATCAAATCCAGAAGGATATGTTGCCATTGACCATACTGGAACTAATGCAGTTAAGCTAGTTGATAGGATGGAATTCAGTTTTAATAACTTTACTGCAGCAAAGGCATGGGATAAGTAAATGGATATTAAACACATCATCGAAAAAATTAAATTGGAAGAGGGAGTTAACGATCCTTCTATTTTTAAGGCAGTTTTTCTTGCTGGNGGGCCAGGTTCTGGTAAATCGTTTATTGTGGGTAAAACTGCACTTAGTTCTTTGGGAATGAGAATTGTAAACTCNGANCCCGCATTTGAAAAAGCCCTGCAAAAGGCAGGTTTAAAAATGGAACCAGATGATATTTGGTCAGATGCAGGGCAGGCTGCAAGAGTTGTATCTAAGAAGGT